TGTGCCACTATATCTTGTTCTTGCTCTGACATTTTTGCAAGTTCTTTCTTCGTAGGTGGATTCATAAGTTCATTGATTTCACTGAGTTGTGCTTTGAGAGGATCAGAGATTATATCAATGGTCTGTGGTGGACAACCTTCTTCTCTCAACAGTTTCATTACACTATACTTGTCTGGATCCTTGTAGTCATTGTTAACAAACTCATCAACAAGCTCATGGACTGCTCCTTCGATATCCATGGTTTTATCACGCATGTTTTCTTGGATTGTCTTACGTTCAACTTTTGGTTTTGTATTATCTACAACAAGTTTTGGTGCAGGAGGTGTGCGTTCTAGGGCATTTGCAATACTTTTTTTAACATAATCACTGGTAGGATGCACATCACCAATTGTGCCTGGCAATGTTTGCCAATATGCATTGTGTTCAGGATGTATGTCTGGCATGCCTTGACGTAAACATCTAGCATAGATACTTGGATATACCATACCATTATGTCCATGTCGTTTGATAGTAGCAATGTCTTCTTTGCTATAGTTGTTTTCTTTCATCCATGCTAGTAGATCAGGAAACAGTTCAATAGGCTTACGTTCTTGGTAGTACCAATCAACACTGACCATCTTATATCGATGATATGCTTGACCACTCATTTCAAGTGCAGTAGTCCAACTTGGATCTTGTGCTTTACTACGTTGTTTCCTTACAACTGGCTTTTTCTTGCGAGTGCCTGGCTTCATTAAACTTTTGCCTTTTGCCATTAAATGCTCCTATAGTTCTAACTGTGTACAGAGTATAACATGTATGTAGTTAGTGTCAACCTCAATTATTTTATTCTTTTACAATCAAAAGGTTGACTTTTAAATTTTACATGTTATTATAAAAATATAGTTAGAAACAAGGAGCGACATATGTTTAGGAAAATCCAAATTACTGGTTTAGTAAAAGAAAACAATAAATTAGTTGAATACGAAACTGGAAAACATGACTCAATAAGTTCAGCAGAAAAAGACCTTTTGAATATGATGGATAATACTCAATCATTTGGTAATATTAAAGATATTAAACTTGTTAAAGCTGTATACAACGTAGTAGAATGCTACGAAGATGAATTTAAGGATTGGAAATATGCTTAATGAGAAAATACTCAAACTATATGAACGTCGTATAGATAATTGCTGGCAAGCCGCTGGCAGTTTTGCTGATGGTACTTGGGGTAAAGACTTTTGGACACAAAATGCCATGTATCTTCTTAGAAAACTTAACCGTGAACTCAATGGAGAAAATTAATGAAATGGATGTTAATCTCAATGATGTTAGCAAACCCAGTTGTGTATCCTAACGAACAAACCTGTAACATAGCAGTTGATGCACTGAAAAATGTTGATATAGAAGCAGTGTGTATTCCTGCTGGAGAACAAGCAAAAAATCCTGGTGACGCAATGCTTGAAGGCTTTATGAAGCTCATTGATGAGATGGAAAAAATGCACAAAGAAAGTTTAAAAAAATGAATGCAACTCTTCTAGGTTTACAGTTTGATACTAGCAAATATCACAAAGGAATTCAGCTTGTACTTGATTATAAAAAGTATGAACTAAGTATCATACAACACGAAGCCAGTTATGGCGGACCCGAAGGCTTTTTTGAAATCATGATAAGTGATGGCAATGGTCACGGAATAGAGTTGCCTGGAATAACCAATCCAGGAGATACTGTTAAAGGATGGTTGACATTAGAAGATGTAAGTGCTATTTGTAAAAAGTTAGTATCAATTACCGGCGTTGAACCAGTTAAGGTTGCTTTCTAGGACCATAAATACAGTAAGAAGGATTACTGTATGCCTAGATTAAGTTTATATCGCCCAAATCGTCAAAATGATTACAAATTTATTGACCGTGCCATTATGGAAATGTACCAGGTGGGCGGCGTTGACATGTTTGTACATAAGTATCTTGGCCCTCAAGTCACCGGAGACGACAGTTCAAGTGTAAGTGGTGGAACACAAGATGCGACTCAACCTGCTTACAGTACTGAATCACCGTTGTTCATTGAAGATCTTTTCCTACTGGAAAACAGAGATAGAAAATATGATGATGATGTTTACCAAATGCGAGGTGTGTACAATTCTCAAGACATAGATTTTGATCTTAGTCAATTTGGATTGTTTTTAAACAATGACACACTGTTTATAACTTTTCATTACAACTTTATGATCGACACAATTGGTCGTAAACTCATGAGTGGAGATGTACTTGAATTACCAAATCTTAAAGATTTCAACCCTCTTGATAGTAGTATTGCTAGAGCTATACCTAAGTATTATGTAATACAAGACGCTGCGTTTGCAAGTGAAGGATTTTCGCAAACATGGTTACCACATCTATGGCGTGTAAAAGCTACACCATTAGTAAGTGCTCAAGAATACAATGACATACTTAAAAAACCGTTTGAAGAAAAAAATATTTGGGATAATGGAAATTATTATCCTAAAGGTAGTATTGTTTTAAGTGGCGATACCTATTACAAAGCAATTAAGGATGTAGATCCTGGTGTTGAAATCACTGATACTACACATTGGGAAGAATTTGAGCCAACAAGCGAACGTGATACTTTTGGTACAGTTCAAAAAGATCTCGAAATCAATGATGCTATTCTGCAACAGGCAGAATACGAAGTTCCTCTCAGTGGGTACGATACAGTAAAATTTTACATTGTACCAACAAACGAAGATGGATCACCAGCAGATCCAAATAGTTACACTGTAGATAACACAGGCATCACAGTAGATACTACAAACGTTGATGTTGATGGGCAACCACAATCGCCAAGAGCAAATGGTTATACATTAGGATATCTCACAGGTGATGGACTTGCACCAAATGGCTTGCCGGTAACACCTGGAATAAGTTTTCCAAGCAACCCTCAAGAAGGCGACTTTGCACTGCGTTTAGACTACTATCCGAATCGACTTTTTCGCTATAGCGGAACACGATGGATTAAGTACGAAGACGATGTGAGAACCAATTTGACACCAGGTGATATAACAAAAACAGTTACAGGTTATGGAAACGTAACTTCACAAACACAAAGAAGCAGTTTTGTTAACAATACCAATGAAACTGCAACAGAAGATCGTGGCAACATACCAGAACGTCAACCATTGAGTAAATTGCTCAAACCGCAGGCAGATAATTAATGCAACAATTCTTTTATGACGAACAAATACGTCGATTTCTACTGCAAGTTACCAGGGTATTTTCAAATTTTCAAGTTGAATATGGCTATGAAACAGACAACCCACAGAAAAAAGCTCTGTACAGAGTGCCTGTGCGTTATGGCGATGCTACAAGACAGGCACAAACAATAATTCAACAAAATAGTGCTAACAGTTTACCTAGCACACCATTGATGACTTTTCATGTAACTAATTTGAACTATGCTCGAGATAGAGTACAAGAACCATATTTTGTAGAAAAACAAAATGTAAGACAAAGATATTGGGACACAGAGAGTGAATCCTACGAAACCACTCAAGGCAATGCTTTTACCATAGAAAAACTCATGCCCGTACCATACGATCTTGAAATCAATGTTGATATTTGGACATCAAATACAAATCAGAAATTACAAATACTTGAACAGATATTAACACTTTTCAATCCAGGATTAGAAATACAAAGCACTGATAATTTTATTGACTGGACCAGTCTCAGTGTTATGTATCTTGAACAAGTAACATGGAGTTCACGAAGCATACCACAAGGTACCGACGATCCAATTGATATTGCATCATTGCGTTTTGTTATGCCAATTTTTATTTCGCCGCCAGCAAAAGTAAAAAAACTTGGCGTAGTGGAAAAAATTATTGCCAGTGTATATGATGGAACTGGTGATCTTAACGAAGCAATATACGACAGTGATTTGTTAATGGGTACAAGACAAAAATTTACCCCATTTAATTACCAAGCACTACTACTTGGCACCAAACTACAAGTATTAGAACCACAAGCAGTTGTAACAAATAATAGTGGTGTACAAGTGCCATCAGCACCGCCAAGCAATCTACTTTGGCATACAGTGATTGATCTATATGGCAGTTTACGTGCTGGAATAAGTCAAATTAGACTGGACAATCCATATGACGATAGCATTATTGTTGGCACTGTTTCTTACGATCCAAGTGATGATAGGTTTTTATTGTTTACTGTTGATGCAGACACTATTCCACAAAACACACTTGACCCTATCAACGCAATAGTAAATCCACAGGCAAAAGGCCCTGGTACAACAAACGGTTTACCGGCGGCATCAGAAGGACAACGTTATTTGTTCATAAACGACACTGGACGAGATAGTGTTGACGATCCTGGTTTTGCTGAAGCATGGCGTGGTACTGATGGATCAACTTTGGTTGCAAATACAAATGATATTGTTCAATTTGATGGAGTACGTTGGAATATTGCATTTGATTCTAGTAATGAGAGTACAGTGCAATATGTGACAAACCTTACAACGAGTGTACAATACAGATGGGCAGACAATCAGTGGTTAAAAAGCTATGAAGGACTGTATCCAGAAGGTGAATGGAGCATTGTTCTGTGATAAACGCAGTAGGAGTTTGGTTTTACAGTATTAAAACCAATAGATATCTTTACCTATTGAGAAATGATAGTAAGAATCCTGGTTGCTGGG